CCGAGACGTTCGATCCTGATCTCATGACACGGCACCCGCGCGCCTTCGATATGTGGGCGCAGAAGCGCGTCGCGTGAGTGGCTTTCTCGGTGGCGGCGGGGCCAACAACAGCACAACGACCAATTACACCGGCATCCAAATTCAGACGTCCGCACAGGGCGTACCGATCCCGATCGTGTGGGGCCACAAGCGCATCGGCGCGAACCTGATCGGGTACTTCGATTTCAAAGAGACCCCGGTCGGCGGGAAGAAAGGCGGCAAGGGGGGCGAGGGCAAGGGCGGGGCGATCTACAACTACAGCGCCGCCGTCATGCTCGCGCTCGGCGAGGGTGTCACGAACGGCGTGCAGGGCTGGTCGATCGGCGCCGTGTGGCAAGACCGCACGCTAACAAGCCTGGCCAACCTCGGGCTGACGGCCTTCCAAGGTAGTTCGACACAGGCGGCGTGGTCGTATCTCACGACCAACCATCCGAGTCAGGCACTCACCTACGCCTATACCGCCTATCTCGCGGCGTCGAGCTACGCGCTCGGGAAGTCCCCGAACCTGCCGAATCACAACTTCGAGGTGATCCGTAGTCCCGAGTCCGGCTACATCCCTATCCTCAGCGTCGGCCCCTTTGGCTACTCGTTCGTCGGCACGGGCTACTCGGCGGATATAAATCCGTCGTGCGTCCTCTACGAATTTCTGCTCAATCCGCAGTTTTCCATCGGGCTCGTCGCGGGCCAGATCGACATACCGAGCATCCAGCAGTGGGATCACTATTGCCGCGCGCAGTGGATTCTCTTCTCGCCTGACCTGACTTCGCAGGAACAGGTCAGCCAGATCATCGATCGCTGGGCGCAGCTCACAAACACCTGGATTTTCTGGTCGGGGCCTGTGCTCAAGTTCGTGCCGCTCGGCGACACGCCGCTGAACCCTTCCAGCATGTCGCCGATTACCGAGACGCTCGTGACATGCGTGCCGCTCACGGCGCTTCCCTTTTACTCCGTGCAGCCGATGCCCTTCCTCGCGGCGGATGGCGGCGTCGTCTTTCAAGATACCGGCGCCGCCCCCACCTACGCGGGCGTCACGCAGACGCCGCCCGCCGGGCAGTACGGGATCGCAGGCGGTCTTTACTTCTTCAACGTCGCCGATGCCGGTCGGCCGATCGCCGTCACTTATACCCGCGGATATGTTGGCACGGGCGATTACACCTTCACGCCGAACCTGACGCCGGTCTTCAACTTCTCATACGACGATTTCGTTGCTGCGAAGGGCGAGCCGCCGCTCACGGTCACACGCAGCGATCCGGCGGACGCGCCGAACCACGTCAAGCTCGAATTCAAGGACCGCGCGAACGCCTACAACGCCGCGATTGCGGAATGGAAAGATCAGGGGCTCGTCGACCAGTTCGGGATGATCGACGCGCCCGTCACGCAGGCGCATGAAATCTGCGATGTGGGTGTGGCGCAGCGGGTCGCGCAGCTCCTCGGGCAGCGCTACGCGTACATCCGCAACACCTACGAATTCAAGATCGGCTGGGAATACGGCTCGATCCTCGAGCCAGGCGACATCGTCACGCTGACCGATCCGCACATTGGCATCAGCGCTTTCCCGGTGCGTCTGCGCACGCTCGAAGAGGATGACCAGGGCAATTGGAGCGTGCTCGCCGAGGAATTCCCTGGGGGCCTCGGCACCGTCGCCGGCACGCAGGCAATCAGCTCGCCCCTCAATACCCCCGTCAACATGAACGTCGATCCGGGGAGCGTGAATCCGCCGGCAGTGTTTGAGCCTGCTTCGAACCTCACGGGCGGACAGCCCGAGCTATGGATCGCGGCATCGGGCGGGGCGAATTGGGGCGGCTGCGGCGTCTACATCAGCTTCAACGGCACAGATTATTTTCTAATCGGCTCGATCAGCGCGCCCGCGCCGCAGGGCCTCTTCACGGCGAGCCTCGCGAGTCACGTCGATCCTGATAACACGAACACCCTCTCGGTCGATTGCACCGAGAGCCTGCAGGTGTTGAATGTCGATACCTCCGGGGCAGACGCGAACGCTTTCCGAACGCTCGCGATACTCACTCCCGCCTACTCACCCCCGCCACTGCCTGCGACGAGTGCCACAGAGATCATTGCCTACGGGCACGTCGCCGCGACCGGCACCTACTCGGCGAATCTCACGACGCTGCGCCGCGGGCTCTATGGCACCGCGCCCGCCGCCTTCAGCTCGGGCACCTTCTTCAGCGGCATCCGGCTCAATCAGACTTCCGGCGCCGGGAACTCGACGCTCACCTACGCGATCCCGTCGCAGTACGTCGGCACGACCTTCCATCTCAAGTTCTGCAGCTTCAACAAGTTCGGCAATGCCCCGCAGAGTTTGGCGAGCGCCACGGCCTACAGCTACACCTCATCGGGCGCCGGCTATGGTGGCGGCACGGGTGGCAAGCCAACGGTGCCGACGGGCCTCGTCGCAACGCCCGGCGCGCAGCACAACGTACTCACGTGGACGCCGAACCCCTCGACCGACACCGTGACGAGTTACGGGGTATGGCGCGCGTCGGGCCTGAGTCAGCCGTTCTCGGGCGCTTTGCAGATCGGCTCGGCGACCGGGAATGCCTACACCGACACCGGGCTCGCCATCGGCGCGCCATACACCTATTTCATCGAGGCGACGAATGCGATCGGCACGAGCGGCGCGAGCGCGGGAGCGAACTGCACGACGGGCTCCGCCTCGATCTCCTCGCCCCTTACTACGAAGGGCGATCTCTACACCCACACCACGGTCGACGCGCGTCTCGGGGTCGGCGCCGATGGGCAAATCCTGATCGCAGACTCTACGCAGACGACCGGGCTCAAGTGGGGGGCGGCCACGGGTGGCGGAGGCAGTGGCGGCGGCACGATCATCGTATCCGAGGGCAATCTAAACCCTGACTTCCACCCGATCGCGGCGCAGCCGTCCAACGATGAATTCGAGGGCGCCTCGCTCGACACCACCGGCAATCGCTTCTCAGGCGCAACCCCGTGGGCATGGCTAAATCAGGGCACCGCGACCGCAACGCTCGCGCAAGGCTCGCTCGTGCTGCAGGCGCCACTCAGCGCCACGCTCAATATCCGCGCGATCATTCAGTCAGTGGTCACTTCGCCGTGGACATATCAGGCGAAGATGGGGCTCGTTAACGCAAACACCCTCGGCTACGGCGGGTTCATCCTCTACAACAGCGGCACCGGCAAGGCGATCATCTTCGTTCAGCAGGGCATCAACGGCGCCAACACCGAGGGCACGCTCGCCGTCTACCGCATGACGAACGTGACGACGTTCAGCGCCACCGTGGCGACCGTCGCCAGCATGTTCAACCCCACCAACGAATTCAGCGAGCTGCCGACAAGCCCTTACTGGCGTATCGACTACAACGGCACGACCTTCACCTTCTCGATCTCATCGACCGGAGTCGACGGGACATGGGTGCAGGTCACGACCGAGGCGCTCGCGACATTCCTGGGTGCGATCACCCACATCGGGCTCTGTGCCGACCCTGACAGCAACGCCGGCCCGGCGGTTGCGCTCGTATGCGACTGGTTCCGGCGCACGGATCTCGGGAGCGTCTCAAACCCGCTAATCCCTGAGACGATCAACGATCTCCTCTGGTGGTATTCGACTGATGGCATTACCTCAACGACCGGCGCCTCTGCCCCGATCTTCGTCAACAAAAACACCGCCTACCTGGGTGCCGGGATTCAGGTTGCAGCGGGCGCGGGGGGATCAGTCTCAGGCACATTACTCAACGGTCTGCCCGTCGTTACGTTGGTGGGCGGGGAGGATTACTCGAGCACGATCGGGACGATCCTCCACAAATCGACGATCTTCGCCGTCGTCAATCCTTCCAGTCTCTCGGGCGGCAGCGGTTTCGGCAACGACATCTCGTGCGGCACTGGGAACGGCTCGCTCGAAATGCGCATCGACACCTCTGGCAAGATGCAGCTGGTACAACGCGGTATCGCCATTATCGGCATTAGCACGAGCGCAGCGTGTACGGTCGGCTCGTGGTCGCAGGTCAACTACACCTATGACGACTCAAGCGGCGCTTGGAGCATTCGCTCGGCGCAGGCCAACATCGGCAGCGGCACTAACGTAAAGACAATCACACAACCTAACAACGTCCTACTCTGGTTTGGCCCCGGCGCCGTGCTCGATTGGGTCGGCTCATTCGCCGAAGTCCTCATCTACAACCGTGTGCTGACGCTAACCGAGATCGGAATAATCGAGACATATCTCCACACCAAATGGGGCGTGTAAGTGCCGCATGCGAAGGACCCGCGCTCTCTCGATGACACGTTGAATCTGCGCAAGATCGCGCCGACGTTCGCCGACTGGCCGCGCTGGATGCGCAAGTTGCCGACAATCGTTTTCTGGACCGGCATCACGATCCTCTTCGGCGGCGCTTCGGCACTCTTCTGGCGCACCATCGCGATGGGGAGCGACGCCGCACTGATTCATCATGATTTAGAGGAGCTTGAGTCGAGTCGCGCCGAAATCAAAGAGTTGTCGAAGGACATGGCCGTCGTGAAGGCGTATACCTTGGAACTCAAGCGTTGGAAGGATCGCAACGAGTGCGAGGCGGAAGAGGATCTGCGCCGCCGCCACCACCTGCCCCCACACCCCTGTGAACCCTGAAGGGGAACAAACATGGACGATACGAGGCTTTCCCCGAACTTCACTCTGGCAGAGCTGACGTTCTCCGAAGTTGCGCTGCGCCTCGGGTTCGACAACGAGCCGCCGGCAGCGCTCATCCCGAATCTGCAGCGCCTGTGCCAAATGATTCTCGAACCCGCGCGCACGCTCCTCAACGTCCCCCTGCACGTCAACTCGGGCTACCGCTCGCACGAGCTCAACGCGGCCATCGGTGGCGCGACCGACAGCGCGCATATGTACTGCCGCGCTGCGGACATATTGCCGATCGGCATGCCGCTCTTGGAGGCGTTCGAGAAGCTGCGCACCAGCGCGATCGCCTACGATCAGATCATTGTGGAATGCGGTGCGTGGATTCACATCGCCATTGCGATGGAAGATGCGGCCCCACGGCGCCAGGCGCTCACCGCAAGCGGCCGCCCTGGCAACTGGCACTACGAGGCCGTGGCCTAGCATCACAGGGAGGTTCCTATGTTCGCAGCCATCGTCATCACCGCTCTCATCACCGCAATCGTTTGCCTGCCGGCCGGTTGGCTGGCGCACGCAAAGTACGTGAAGCAGGCGAAGTGATCGCACTGCTGCGCGCGTTTTGGTTTAACCACATCCAAAAGACTCTGGCGGGACTCCTCGGACTCCTCGCGCTCGCCGACCTAACGCCTTGGGAAAAGGACATCCACGAGCTGTTCCCGCGGGTGCATCACTGGCACGCGATCGTGCGCACGCTGGCGGCGGCCGGGATTTTCTGGCGCGCGTGGCAGCATCACCCGTGGCGGAAGAAGAGATCATAGGAAAGCGATACAACCTGTGTCGCTAAGTGAGGAGAAGAAAGTGCGAAAGATATTGCTTGCTTGTGTGTTTCTGTTTTCTTGTGGGACTGCATTCGCGCAGTCAGTTCTACCTACACCTCAAACCATTGTCCTCTCGCCTGCCGTGCATACCTTCGGCTGCTATGCCGAGAAGGCTACGATTCGTGCCTTTAGCACGGCGGTCACGGGTTTCAGCGCCGACGGTAATTACGTCACTGGGCAAGCTCCGGCCTATTTCACCTGTGGTTTCAGCCGCACGTTCTACTCCTGTGCGCAGATAACATGGGATCTCGCCGGGAATCTCGTCAGCGCAACCGACACGATTGAATACAGCAGACCCGGCGCGCTGGTCTCGTACAACTGTCCTGACCTTGGGTTGGTGATGCCTTCGCGGACTCCCCCGAGCACGACGGTCGTCGGGAATTCGTTCACGAACCCTGGCGGATACGTCGCAGAGACGTTGCTGTCCCAGCCATGTGGCGCTATAGCCTGCTACGGACTACCAATCTACGCCCCGATCCTTCTGACCCCATGAATCTCGCAACGCTCAAGACCCTATCGACGGCGGTCGCCGGCTTCGCGCCGACGCTCGCCACGATGCTTCTCGGCCCGCTCGCCGGCACCGCGGTTTCGGCGCTCGAAGGCGCGTTCGGGCTGAAGGCCGGCGCGGGGCCGGATGCGATAACGCAGATGCTGCAGACGGGAGCTGCGACGCCCGATCAGATCGCGGCCGCTCACGAGGCGGATCTCAAGCACAAGGAAGTTCTCGGCCAGCAGGGAATCGACCTGGCGAAGATCAACGCCGATCATGACACCGCCTTCGCTCAGATCGACGCCGCGGATCGCGAGAGCGCGCGGAGCCGGCAGATTGCGCTTCGGGATCAGACGCCGGCGCACCTCGCCTACATGATGATCGGTGGCTTTTTCGCCGTCTGCATGGCGCAGCTCATCGCCTTCATGGGCTACCCCGATGTCACCGCCAAGATCCCAGCGCCGGCCTGGGCGATCATCGGCAACATCAGCGGCTATCTCGCGGCGGAGGCGAAG